GCGGCCACTACTTCATTTTCTTCATATACGCCCAGCATTTTCAGCCGGCGCATGGCGGAAACAAGCCAGGGCACACCGCGCGATTGTGAAATGCGCTCTGGCGAATAAAGATGCACCATGTCGCGGGCAAGCACGCGCTCGTATTTGTCTTTATAATAGCCCAGCGTCACCGTGTCGCCTGGGTGGCGGGTTAGCACATGATAGGCCACGGGGCGATTCCATGAATCAAATTCAATGCCCATGCGGATTTTATTGCCGTTAGCCAGTGTTTCATTCAGATTTTCATCAATGTGATCGGCTTCAATCAATTGCAGTGCAAAGCCAAATGGGTTTCCCGCCGATTTGCCGCGCACCTTGCGAATGAAAACTTCGCCATCTTTGGCGGTGGTTTCGATCAGTAATTGTTTTACGTCAATCAGCGAAAGGCGGCGATCCACCGTGCAATTTTTCTTTTTTGCCCACTCATACCAGCCTTCTTCGATCAAGCGGTTTGCGGTGTCGTCAAAAACTACGCCATCCGCTGTTTCGCGCTCTATTGCCCGCACTTGCAGGCGGATGCCTTGCGCCCCCACCACGTTAGATCGGCACAGCTTAAAGAAGCGGCGGGCATAATCGTTATCAGCGGCAAGCTGGCGGGCGCGGGCACGCAAGCGGGAAAGTGACATGCGAAGGGTTTCATCCGCCGATGCGCTGATGCCCATCCATCCACTGGTTAGCCGATCCACTTTTGCAGCGGCAAAATAGTTGCGGCGCGGGAAAACGGCGGCGGGCTTCGATGGCTTTTTATTGCGGGAAAACCACTTTATCATGAGTTAATCCTTACAAGAATATTCTTTTTTCCTTTGAGGCCGCGCCGCATTCTTTCGGCGGCTTTCAGGCGGTTAAGCTCCGCCTGCAACCTGTCTTTAAGCGTAAATAATTCGGTGATTGTGTAACGGTTGAGTGATCGGCCTGCGATGGCGTAGCTGGAATAATCATAATTTTTACCCAGAAATTCATTGATGGCGTTTACATCCGCTTCAAGCGCGATCAGGCGGTTGGTGATGGTGGTGGCGGTGGCAAGGTTGGCTTCTATAGCCATGTAGCCTTTGCCCACCGTAAAGCGTTCACTGGCTTTTTCTACGGTGGCAATCCATTCATAGGTGCCGGCGGTATAGCCGGCGGTGGTAGCGGCAGGAATAACCACCGAAAAATCCGCGCCGCTGGCGGTTGCGGTGATGTTGATTACCGAAGCGCCACGAAGCCAATATTTTAAAGTCCAGCCATCGCTTGCCTTATAATCATCCAGGGATTTGTTCCATTTAACCGTGTCACCGGCAACAAAGCTTTCTGGTTCCTGGGTTGGTATATCCGCCATTTTACCGCCATCTATTTACAAATCCCCCTTTCCGTAGCCGGTTGGCCGGCTTTTTCTTCGCTGGGGTTTCGGTAGCATTATGGGGTGGTTTCGCGGAAGGCGGGGGAGGGTTTTTTTCAGTCATCTTTTCTAAACGCAGTTTCAGCTTTTCAAATTTTGGATTGAGAATTTTAAGCGCCGCCAGATTATACACGCGCAAATCAAGCGGCTCGTTTCGCGCCGATGCGGTCTTTTTGATATATTGTTTGGTAGTGCGGCCTTTGTGGTATCGCTTCACCAGCTTTTCTGATGTTAGTCCGGTAAAATATTCTTCTGGGTAATGGGCGGGGAAATGACAATAGCTATCGCCTGGTTGTTCCACTTTCAGGCGCGAAAAAATAGTGTCCTTTGCCGTGTCGGTACCGATAAAAAACATTTTAACATGGTGCGAATTGTTCTTGCTGGGCTTGCCGATGATTGGGCGCCAGCTTTGGCTGAACCCGCGCACGGGATACACGCGGCGGCCTTTGCGCTGTTTGTTTTTGCAATAGGTATATACCGCATCGGCGTGGTGGCCGCCGGCATCTATACAGGCGCAAGTGATCGGCAGGGTGAAGCCGCCCGCGTGGGGAATACGGGTTTCCAAAATATCATCCAGATCATCCCACACTTCTTTGGTGCCTGGATCGCCATGAATCACCCGATAGTCAATTGACCAGGTTTCTTCGCCCATGCCCCAGCCCAGAATTTCCAATTCAAGGCGATCATCCTGCACGTCCACTGACATGGTGACAAGCAGCACACCTTCCGGCGCTCCCTGGTAATCTTCCACGCGATTAAGTAGGCTATCTTCCTCTATACCTTCGCCATCCAGATTTTCTTCATAGGTTTCCGCCAGCTCAGTGTTGATAAAAACTTTAAGCGTTTCTGGATCGCGTTTATATTCCACAAATTTCGCGGCGAAGGCGGCGAAAGTCACCCACGGCGAATAAAGCGATGAAAGGTGAAAGCCAGCAATGCCCTTAAATGGCGCTTCGGCACGCCATTCACCATTGGCCAGCATGTAATATTTATCACCATCATGTATGATGCAACCGTTATGGGCACACACATAGGCGGCTTTTTCCGGTTCGCCATCCGGCCATTTGAGTTGTTCAAAAACCATTTTTTGCATTTCGCCGCAATGCGGGCATTTCACCCAGAATTTGCGTTGATCGCTGTTTTCATAGTCATCTTCAATTTCGCTTTCACCGCGTATGGTGGGGCTGGATGATTTCAGAATTTTGCGGTTCCAGAATGTGGTGGTGCGCTTGATCGCAAGCTTTGATGGGCGGCCTTCTTTTTTTGCGGATTTTGGATAGCGATCCACTTCGTCCAGTATCATTACGCGCTTCGGGCGCGATGCCAGGGATGATGGCGAATTTGCGCCGGCAATGGTGATGTTGCCGCCTGGAAACCGCTTATGCAAAATGGTGTTTTCACCATCGCGCTTATTATCCACCCTTATCAACTCATTAAGCACGGGCGTGTCGCGGATCATTGGCACCAGCCTATCCTTGCTCCATGCCTCCGCCATTTCTTTGGTGGGCTGCACCATCATGATCGGCGAAGGATCCTGGTGGATATAATAGCCCACAGCATTATTGAAAATTTCGGTTTTGCCCGTTTGCGCCGCCATGATCAGCACCACTTCTTCCGTGGAAGTGTCGGTGATTGCGTCCATGATTTCGCGCTGGTAGGGCACGCGATCTGTTAAAAACTTGCCAGGCTCCGCGCTGGCTTCGCTGGATAGGAAACGGTAATTATCCGCCCATTCAGAAAGCCTAAGAAGCGTTGGTGCCGCTACTATTTTTAGCGCGGCCTTTGCGGCTGTTTTCTGGTTTGCTGTTATGTGATGGATCATATTCTGCCAGTTCGTTTAACGCTTCATGCAACGCATCCTTCACAATTTTATCTATTTTTTTAGGATCGCGGATGGTGGTGATTTGCGGGGTTAAGCGGCTGGGGATCGAAAGGATACGGGCACGAAAGGCGGCCAGCACGTTCCCCCACATCATTTTCATGGTTTCCAGTGTGATCAGGCTGCCTTCTTTTTCCGCTGCGTCCAGCTCCGCATTTTTTGCCTGCGCCAGAATTAGGCGTAGGCGGGCGCGTTCCATTTCCCCATCCGTATCGCCAGCGCGTTTTACAATCCAATCAATCACCTTTTCCGTGTTGTAGGTGTTCGATTGGCCGCGCACGCCTGTTTTTTCAATCGGCATTCCTTCCTTTTGCCAATCTGTAAGGGTTCTTTCGGATTTACCCAGAATCGCTGAAAGCTTTGCTTTATTAACAATCTCGCCCATCCTAAACCCCTGAAAATAGTAAGAAAGGAAGCCCCCCTAAAATTTCATGTCTAGAAATAGGCCGCGAGTTGCGCGTGACCCGCGGGGGATAGCTGGGGGAGTACCTTTTTATTTTATCAGGCCGCATGGGGGGCTTGCCCTTCCAGCACACGGCGTTCATTATCCAGATCCCGTTCAATGGCATCCTGGCTGGTGAACTTGTTAGGGAAGCGTGCCTTTAGCTTGGCGATGTTGATGGCCTGCACTTCATCAATGGTGGTGCCCAGGGCTTGGCATGCAATAGCTATGTACCACATGACATCCCCCAATTCTTCTTTGAGGTTCACCACATCCAGCGGCTTGCCATAGAACATTGCTTTCTTTAACGCATCGAGCAGTTCACCACCTTCCGTGGCAATGCCGATGGCTGCATGCAGCATGTCGCAATTGGATTGTGTGGGGCTGAATAAGTATTTATCTGATTTGGTTTTTAGTGCTTCCTGCTGATAGCTCAATGGCTGTTCCATTTCCTTATTCCTTCCACTGTTTCATTGTTAATGACTTCATGCGCCTGCATCAGTAGGCCATCAATGTCCTTGTTTCTCTTTGCCATTTTGAATACTTCCGTGTGGCAGATGGCTTTATAATCTTCCTTGATAGCCTCTATCCAAGCGGCAATGGCATCCCATAACACCGTGCAAAGATGCCACGCCGGAATAGCTATAAGGGCGATAGGGAAAGCTACAATCCGGCAAACCGTTAGTGCTATGTTGTGCCATACGCTTCGCATAGCCCATTGATATTTGGCGTAATGTTTAAGATAGTAATCTGCTTCCCGCTTGTTCATGCCTGTGCCCCTTCCTGTTGCCCAAATATCTTTTCATTCATAGCCCGCACCACACCGCCCACATGGGTGGTGGATAGGTGGGCGTAA